ACTGGCGGTCGATCGCAGACAAGCTCTCGGTTGCTCTGGCCGAGATGGACGTCAACGAAGAGAACCTGGGCGACTTCTCCCGGGCGCTCAATGCTGGCGTCGATGCTCAGCTCAAGGTCATCAAGGGCGAGCGGCAGGCATATGGCCTGGACAGCGAGGAAGGAAACAAGACGGTTGACGAGCTCGCCGCCATGATGGACGAACTATCGAAGGATGCCTGACCATGAAGCCCGAGCACATGAAACTGCTCCGGGACCGGTTCTGGCGGCTGAACAACCTGTATTTCATCACGGACAAGCAGGGCAAGAAGGTCCGCTTCCGCATGACGCAGGAGCAGATCGATTACTTCCAGGGGATGCACACCCGCAACATCATCCTCAAGGCCCGGCAGCTGGGCTTCACCACTCTGGTCTGTATCGTCCAGTTGGATGCCGCGCTGTTTGAGGCGGCCAAGTGCGCCCTGATTGCCCACACGCTGAATGACGCCAAGCGCCTGTTCCGGGAAAAGGTGAAGTACGCCTACGATCACCTGCCCAAGGAGATCAAAGCGGCCAACCCGGCGCGCAACGATGCCGCGGGCGAACTGGTGTTCAGCAAGGGCGGGTCGCTGTACGTGTCCACCTCCTTCCGGGGTGGCACGCTGCGCTACCTGCACGTCTCCGAGTTCGGGAAGATCTGCGCCAAGTTCCCGCACAAGGCGCGCGAGATCGTCACTGGTGCGTTCGAGGCCGTGGCCGCTGAGTGCTTCGTCACCATCGAATCCACGGCTGAAGGCCGGGCCGGATACTTCTTTGACTACAGCCAGTCTGCCGAGAAGCAGCAGCTGGCCGGCGTGCCTCTGGGCCTGCTGGACTGGAAGTTCTTCTTCTTCAGCTGGTGGCGGAATCCGCTGTACTCGCTGGACCCTACCGACGTCACGATCCCGGACCGGCTGACAAAGTATTTCGACGACCTGGCCGCCAAGCACGGCATCGTCACCAACCCAGGCCAGCGCGCCTGGTACACCGCCAAGGAAAAGACCCTCGGCGACGACATGAAGCGCGAGTACCCGTCGATCCCTGCCGAAGCATTCCAGCAGACGATCGAAGGCGCCTACTACGCCAAGCAGTTCACCAAGCTCTACACCGCTCAGCGCATCGGCAAGCTGCCAGACAACAGCCACCTGCCGGTGCACACCTTCTGGGACATCGGTGTCGGCGACTCAACGGCAATCTGGTTCGTCCGGATCGTCGGTGAAGAATTCCACGTCATCGACTTCTACCAGAACAGCGGAGAGGGCCTGCGGCACTACATGAAGGTGCTCAAGGATCGCGGATACACCTACGGCGAGCACTGGGGCCCCCACGACATCGACAACCGGGAATTTGGAAGCGACGGCAAGACTCGGCGCGAAATCGCGCGAGAGGGCTACGAGATCGACGGACAGCGCTATTCGCTCACCTTCCAGGTGGTGCCAAAGCTGAGCATCGACGAAGGCATCGAGCAGGCGCGGGAGATTCTGCCTCGCTGCGCCTTCGATGAGGCCAAGTGCGAGGAGGGCATCACCGCCTTGGAGAGCTACCGCAAGGAATGGGACGACAAGCGCGGCTGCTGGAAAGACAAGCCGCTCCATGACTGGTCATCCCACCCGTCCGACGCCTTCCGCTACTTCGCCGTAGCCAAAACCAAGCGCTCCAGGGTTGAGCACATACCCGTCACGTTCACATTCTGAGGCCACCATGCCGAATTACAGCGCTACCCGGCAGGAGTACAACGACGCTCTGCCGAGCTGGCGCCTGGTCAAGCGATGCGTGGCCGGCGCCCGAGAGGTGCGAAAGCACGACGAATATCTGCCAATGCCGGACCCGACGAACCAGTCGCCGGAAAACCTCGAGCGTTACCGCCAGCTGAAGAAGCGGGCCATGTTCCTCAACGTGACCGGGCGCACGCGCACCGGCCTGCTGGGGGCCGTGTTCCGAAAAACGGCTGAGGTGCAGCTGCCATCTGGCGTGCAGTATCTGCTGGAGAACGCCAGCGGCGACGGCACCAGCCTCGAACAACTGTCCAAGGAGGCCGTAGGCGAGTGCCTGGACACTGGTCGCGGCGGGTTCCTGGCCGATTACCCCAAGCTGGAAGGCGAGAGCGGCCGACCACGCACAGCAGCAGAGTCTGCTGGCAATCAGGCCTGGGTGCACCATTACCCGGCCGAGAGCATCGTCAACTGGCGCGAGGATGTGGTTCAGGGGCGCAAGCGGCTCACCCTGGTTGTGCTGCGTGAGCTGATCAACAAGCCCAGCGAAGATGGCTTCACCTTCGACCCGGTGGAGCAATACCGCGCACTCTTTCTCGAAGGTGGCGTCTACAAGCAGCGCGTCTACAGCGAGGACACACCGGAAGGCGAGGAGAGCATTCCCGCCGACCAGGCGGGCCAGGTCTTTGACCACATCCCATTCCACTTCTACGGCGCCGAGAACAACGACGCTGCGGTAGACAAGGGTCCGCTGGAAGACATCGCAGACGTCAACATCCTGCACTACGGCAACAGTGCCACGGTGGAGGAGGCAGGCTTCATCAGCTCGCAGCCGACGCTGTTCATGACCACCAGCATCACGCCGGATGACTTCGCCAAGTTCAACCCGAACGGCGTGCACATCGGCTCTCGACGCGGGATCAACCTGGGCGCCCAAGGCAGCGCCACCATGCTGCAGGCAAAGGAAACCCAGCTCGCTCTGGAGCTGATGCGCGACAAGCAGGACCAGATGCTGATGATCGGCGCCCGCATCGTCCAGAAGGGCGGCGGTGCCGAGACGGCAGAGGCCGTGCGCATCCGCTACAGCTCGGACAACAGCGTACTTGGCACCATCGCCGGGAACGTGTCCGAGGCGCTGAAGCTGGCCATTCTCGATGCCGAGCGCTTCATGATCGGCCAGCCGGACCTGACCGGGACTGTGTTCTGGCTCAACCAGGAGTTCTTCGACGAGGCCATGGACGCTCAGATGATCCTTGCCCAGGTGCAGTTGTGGCAGCAGGGCATCATCGCGAAGAAGGATCTGCGCACCAACCTGCGGCAGGCCGGCACCATCGAGTCGGACCGCACGGACGACGATATCGACGACGACATCGAGGCCCAGCCGCCGGTAGCGACCAGCGACCTGGTGACCGGTGGCGAAGATGAGCAGTGAAGGCTATCTGGCTGACGCGGCGACCCGCCACCAGGTCTACGTCCAGCGGTACGCGGCTGGCAACCTGAAGCGTGTGGCCAAGTTCATCACCAAGGCCATCAACACGGCAAAGACTGCCGTTCGCGGCGGCCTGAGCGCCTACGGCACGCGCCGTTACACCAGCGAGATCGACGCCTTGCAGCGCGACCTGCAGGGCATATACAGCGACCTCAAGGGCCAGGCAATGCTGGATCTTGGCGAGTTTGCCGGGTACGAGTCGGCGTTCAGCGCGCGCATGCTTGGCCAAGTGGTCACCGCAGTGGTCCAGACACAGGTTCCGGCCGCTGACCTTGTCGCAGCTGCTGCGCTGGCTGAGCCAATGCAGCTTGAGGCCCGGGCTGGGGTGCAGCGAATCAGCATTGCCGGTGCTCTCGACCAGTTCGGTACCGCCAAGTCGGCACAGATCGTGGGTGAAATCCAGATCGGTTCCGCCCTGGGCGAAACCAGCCAGCAGATCACGCGGCGCCTGACCAGCATGCACCAGCTGCAGCAGGACCAGGCATCAGCGCTGGTGCGCACCATGACCAACCACATTGCTAGCACGGCGCGGGCCGAGACGTTCAAGGCCAACGAGGACATCCTGGCCGGGAAGCGACGCATCGCCACGCTGGACGGGCGCACATCGCCGTTCTGCCGGTCGATCGATAACACGGTGGTGCCATTCAGCGCACCGTCGCCGCCTTTCCACTGGAACTGCCGGACCTCCGAGATACCGGTGCTCAAACCCGAATTTGAGCGTGAGATACCGGGCTCGGTCAGGCCGGCAGTGGGGCCGGATGGCGCTGAGCAGGTGTCGAGCAAGACGACATACCAGCAGTGGCTCGCCCGCCAGCCTGCCACGTTCCAGATCGATGTCCTTGGGCCGGCCCGCTACAAGCTGTTCAGCAAGGGCGAGCTGACCCTGGACAAGTTCGTGGACCAGAACGGCAAGCAGATCACGCTGGACGAGCTTAGACAGCTTGAACCGCGCGCCTTCGAGCGCGCAGGACTTTGAACAGCCGGCCATGAGCCGGTTTTTTTACGCCCGCGGCTGAGCCAACGGCAAATCATCCGGGGGATGACATGAAATACCTGATCGACAAAGCAGCATTCGACGCACTCGAGCCAGCCCTGCAGGCCCTCTACAAGGCCCAGGGCGAAAACTACGTACTGGCGGTTGAGGGATTGCCTCAGTCCGAGGACGTGGAAGGCCTGAAGCGCCAGAACCAGACCCTGCTGGACGAAGCGAAGGAAGCCAAGCGCAAAGCGCGCGAAGCCCAGGATCAGCTGACCCAGAAGGAACTGGACGCAGCCAAGGCCCGGGGCGACTACGAGTCGCTCTACACCAGCAGCGAGCAGGCCTTGGCCGCCGAGCGCCAGAAGCTCGCAGATCTCCAGGCGGGCATCGAGAAGCGCGACCTGTCCGGGGCAGCTTCCAAGGTCGCGGCGCTGATCGCTGACGGCCCGAACGCCGAGATCCTGGCCGAGTTCCTCGAGCGCCGGCTGCGCATTGTCGATGGCCAGGTACGTGTCACCGATGCCAGCGGTAACCTGACGGTATCCACGCTGGAGGATCTCGGGAAAGAGTTTCAGAAAGAGCCGCGCTACGCCTCCCTGGTGCGCGGCTCCCAAGCCAACGGCGGCGGGGCTGCTGGTGGCAAAGGTGGCGGGGCCGCCAAAACCCTCAACGACATGAGCGAGCCAGAGCGTATTGCTCTGCAGCGCGATAACCCATCCGAGTTCCAGCGACTGCTGGACCAGGCAAAACGTAAGGAGTAAGGCCCCATGCCTATCACCACCATTGGTGACATCGTTACCGGCAACATCCCGGTACTCACCTCGTACTTGACCCAGGACCCGGTGGAGAAGACCGCGTTCTTCACCTCGGGCATCCTGACCCCGACCCCGTACGCATCCCAGATCGCCAACGGCCCGTCGAACATCGCCAACATCCCGTTCTGGAAGGCAATCGACGCATCGATTGAGCCCAACTACTCGAACGACGTGTACGCCGACGTTGCCGAGCCGCGAGCGATCAACACTGGCGACATGCTTGCCCGCGTTGCCTACCTCAACGAAGGCTTCGGCCAAGCCGACCTGACCGTCGAGCTCACCAGCCAGAACCCGCTGCAATCCGTGGCGTCCCGCCTCGACAACTTCTGGCAGCGCCAGGCTCAGCGCCGCCTGCTGGCGACCTCGCTGGGCATGTACAACGACAACATCGCAGCAACCGATGCCTACCACACCCAGAACGACATGGTGATCGACGTGTCGGCCGCTGGCGGCTTCGATGCCGGCGCATTCATCGACGCCACCCAGACCATGGGTGATGCGCTGATGGGGCCAACTGGCCAGGTGCTTGGCGTCATGGCCATGCACAGCTTCGTGTATGGCGACATGCGCAAGAAGCAGCTGATCGACTTCATCCGTGACGCCGACAACAACACCCAGATTGCCACTTACCAAGGCTATCAGCTGGTGATCGACGACCAGATGACCGTGATCGGCACCGGCAACGCCCGCAAGTTCATCAACGTGATCTTCGGTCGCGGCGCCATCGGCTACGGCGAGGGCAGCCCGCAGCACCCGGTCGAGTACGAGCGCCAGGCGGCCCGAGGCAATGGCGGCGGTGTCGAGGTGTTGTGGTCCCGCAAAACCTGGCTGCTGCACCCGCTGGGCTACAGCTTCCTGAGCGCCACCATCACCGGCAACGGCACCGAAACCACCCCGCGCTCCGCGTCGTGGTCGGATCTTGCCTTGGCCACCAACTGGAACCGAGTGGTCGAGCGCAAGCACGTGCCAGTCGCCTTCCTGGTCACCGGCGTACCTGCCGCCTAATCCACCCGGGGCGGTTCGCCGCCCCAATCAGGAGATGAACGCATGGCTACCCCGAAAACTGGCAAGGGCTTGCCCCGATCCATTAAGAATGCCAAGCCCGCAGCGTCGACCGTGCAGGTTGCCGCAGATGCAACCAACGGCGTCACTGCTGGCGACCTTCAAGCCACCATCAGCGCGCTGGCCGCGCGGATCAAAGCACTGGAGAGCGCGTGATGAGCGACAACAACGTGAAGAAGACCCGTTTCGATGGCCTTGAAGTCGGCAGCGATGGCCAGGTGAAGCTCAAGTCTGCCGATGTGCCAGAATCGGAACTGCTCCCGGCCGATCCTCAATCGGGTGGCGAGCACTTCAACGGCGGCGGTGAACTGCAGGCGCAGTTCGCAAAGCTCCAGGAGGAGAATGAGAAGCTCACCTCCGACCTGGAGTCGGTCTCGAAGACCGTTGAGAGCTTCGTGAATGACGACCTGCAAGGCTACGGCGATGGCGAGGTATCCACTCGCTTGTTCGCGGTTCTCGAGGGCGTTCTCGGCGGTGTGAAGGCGCTTCAGGCCGAGCGTGATGGAAATCGTGAGAAGGCGCAGCAGCTGGAGCAGGAAAGGGACAATCTCCAGCAACAGCTGAAGGCTTACCAAGACGCTGAGCAGGAGCGCCAGGCCGCCGCCAAGGAGGAGCAAGATCGGCTGGCTGCCGAGAAGGAAGTCGAAGAGCTGAAGGCCAAGCTCGACTCCGCCGGCGTCACCTACCGCGCCAACGCCTCGAAAGAGTCGCTGCAGAAGCTGGTAGACGACCTGCCCAAGTAACACCGGGGCTTCGGCCCCATTCATCTCAGCGGAGGCCTGATGGCTACCTACATTACCGTCGCGGATGTCGACGCCATCCTTGGCTCGACTTGGGCGCCCGACGACAAGAAGGCCATGGCGGTAGCGCAGGCCAACGCATACCTCACCTCGCTGCGGCTGTGCGGCATCAATATGGATGCCGTGCCGGAGGAGGTGAAGCAGGCCGGGGCTCAGCTGGCCCTGGTTGCGTCCACCGGCCAGTTGTACCAGCAGCAGACCGCGGGCTCGCTCGAGGCCAAGAGCGTCAAGGCAGGCTCAGTGTCGACCAGCCGCACGTATGCCACGCTCGACCGGAGCAGCACGGGGGCGCAGCCAGAGGGTGTGCAGTTCGCCCTGGCCCTGGTCTCGCCCTGGCGCTGCAACCCGTTCACCTTCGCAGTTGATCGGGGGTAGCCATGGGCTTGCGTGATGACGTTCAGATCGACCTGGCTGCGGCCTTTGACGATGACCTTGCCGATGCCGTGTTCCCATTCGCCGGCTCCTACATGGGCCCAGGGGTATGGGATCCAGTGAACGAGACCACCACTGCCCAGCCTGTGACCTACAGCGGGCGCGGCGTCTTCGATAACTACGACAGTCGTCGGATCGACAACATCAACATTCTGGTGGGTGACGTACTGCTGATCTGCCTGGCCAACGAAGTCACCGATAAGCCGGCGGTCGGCCACGAGATCACCGCCGACGACCTGATCACGGGTGAGCCTGTGAAATACCGCATCGTCAGTCCCGGCATCGACCCTGCCAAGGCCCACTACGAGATCCAACTGAGGAAGTGACCATGTCCAGAAGGGGGTGGAGCACACCGCCCAGCCTTTTCGCTGGCGTGGTGGAGGAGCAACTGAGCCAGCGCGTTCGAGTCATCGCAATCGCGCTCCTCAACGAAATCGTTCTGCGCTCGCCGGTTGACACCGGGCGTTTCCGTGGCAACAACATCGTCAGCGTCGGCGCGCCGGTTTACACCAGCACCGTCAACGTCGACCCAACGGGCGCAGAAACCCTCCAGGCGGGTGTGCGGGCAGTCACCGGCCTGGAGCCATACACGCAGGTCTTCATCCAGAACAATCTGCCGTATGCAGGCCCGCTTGAGGATGGCCATTCCCAGCAGGCCCCGGCCGGCATCTACGCGGTGTCGTTCAACGGCGTTGCCGAGGCCTACAGGACATGACCTTCGAACAGATCCGGGCCATCGTCACTGGCCGCATGACGCAGTGGGCGGGCATTCCCGCAGACGCTGTCGATTACCCGAACAATCCGCAAGGGCCTTTCAATCCGGCTGGCAAGTCCATATGGGCGCGACTGGCAGACGTACCAGGCCTGGCCAGCGCGCCAGAGACCGGCATCGGCCCGTGCGTGCGCCGCACCGGCATCATCATGGTTCAGCTATTCGTGCCCAGCTACAAGGGCACCCTGGCCATCACCAAGGCCGCCGACACGCTGGTGCAGCACTTTGAGTTCTACAGCGACCCGACCGGGCCATTCGACTGCTACGCGGCATCTGCCGCGACGATTGGCGATGACGGCCATGGCTGGTACCAGGTCAACGTGTCGATCCCATACCGGGCCTACTGAGCCCTCAACATCCACCGCCACATGGCGGTTTTTTTACGCCTATCGATAGGAGAAACACCCCATGTCCAGCGGTGCAAAGCGCTCGACCGCGTATATTCGCGAAGTGACCCCGGGTATCACCCCGCCGGGCAACTGGAACGTGCTCACCCGTGTCAGCTTCGGCCTGGTACCCACCTACAACACCGAAGAGAACAACGAGATCGGCGAAACCCGGATGTCTCAGGGCACTGCCCAGACGACCGTGGATGTCGGCGGCGATATCGAAACCAAGTTCCGCTACGGCGCCTTGGACGAGTTCCTGGCCTCCTGCTTCGGCGCGAACTGGGTAGGAAATACCCTGACCATGGGCAACGAGCGAATCTCGTTCTCCATCGGCGCCTACGACGCTGACGTCGGCATTGCGGCTATCGCCCGCGGCGCTCAGGTCGCATCGTTGAACATCGAGATCCCGAACGACAACGAGATCACGGTCACCACGACCTTTGCAGCCATTGCCTGGGATGACAAAGCCGACAACACGTCGTTCATCGTCAGCCCGCAGACAGGCGTAGCCCAGCGCCGATACGGCTTCAAGGACGTCACCGGCCTGAAGATCAACGGCGTCCAGCTGGGCGAGGACAACGCCTGCGTCGACAGCTTCAACCTGCAGTTCGACAACAACGTCCAAACCCAGCGCTGCATCGGTAACGGGAACCCGTTCCCAGGCAACATCATCCCGACCATCTTCACCCCGTCGGGAAGCATCACGCTCAGCTGGTCGAAGACTGCCTACCAGTATTGGAAGGCCCAGCAGACCGGCGGTGCACTGAGCTTCGAGTTCACCCTGAACAACGCCGACGGCGGCTACACCTTCCTCATCCCCGAGATGGAAGTCAGCGGCGACTGGCCTGACGGCGGCGCCACCGACATCATCCAGGTGGAATTGGCATACACCGCCCGCCGCGTTCCGCCGACCATCACCCGCCTGCCGGCGCCGATTGTCATTGCAGCCGTTGACGTGACGCCAGCCACCGCCAGCGTTGCCGTGGGCGCGACCATCGATCTCGAAGCAGCCGTGACCCCGGTCGGCGCAAGCCAGCTCGTCACCTGGTCCAGCTCCGACGCCACCAAGGCAAGCGTTAGCGCAACCGGCCTCGTCAAAGGCATTGCAGTTGGCTCGGCAACCATCACGGCCACCAGCAAGGCAGACGGCACCAAGACCGACACCTGCGCTGTGACCGTCACCGCTTAACCCTTTGCCCGGCGCGCCCTGCGGTGCGCGCCGGGCCTTTTACCGCAGAGGAATACCATGGGCATCACCATTGCAAAGAAGCCAGAGCTTGACCTCAATGGTCAGCGCTGGGTTGAGTTCGCTCCGGGCGCCGAAATACTGGTCGGCTCCATCGCCAGTCCGATCTACAAGTCGCACCAAGCCTTGATCAATCGCCACCTTGCACTGATCAACCAGCAGGCTCGCGTCGGCACCGCCGAATTCAGCCTGGCCGACATCCCGGACGTAGAGCTGGAGACCGATGACGACCTGTTCATCGAGTTGGCTGCCAAGCACCTGATCAAGGACTGGAAGGGGGTTGACGTCGAAGAGCGCCCAGGCGAGCCTGCCCCATACACTCCCGAGCTGTGCATCCAACTGATCAAGCAGATGAACAGTGTCTACTTCCTCGCCCTGCGCACCGGCACCGACATCGCGCGCCGCGTCGAGGAGAAGGCCGCAGCAACGGTGGAAAAGTAGTCGCGGCATACCTGTGGGGCAGGGAGTGGGCCGGGCCCGAGAACGAGAAGAAGCGCTGGAAACATGAGCGCCTTGGCTTGAAGGTCCAGGAGCCGCCAGAGATCGACGGGGTAACTGCGCAGATCCTGGAGGCCTACGCCTACATCAGTCGATCCAGGCAGTACGTTGGTATGGTCGGTGCGCCGGCGCCAATCCCTCCGTCAGCCATTACTGAATACCTCGACCGTTACCCCATGGCGATATGCCGCGAAGAGCTCGACGCCGCGGTCTTCGCGCTGGATGACCAGTTCCGTAAAAGCTGGGACGAGCAGCAGGAGAAGGCCCGGGCGGAATCCGAAGGCAAGGGCAGGCCAAAGAGACGGTGAGGCGTGCGCCGCTGTGTTAGATTCTGGCCATCTTTATGGAGGAAGCCATGAATCGAACGCTATTGATCGCCGCCCTTGCCTGCATGCCTTTGCCGGCTCTCTCTGCGAGCGGGACCGAGACCTGCAAAAAAATATCGGCTATGGCCGGGAAGGCAATGGAGGCGCGCCAGGATGGCGAACTTCTGGAGGATGCCATGGCATCTGTAGGCGACCAAAGTAAATTTTCTGATGCGATGGTGCTGAAGGCCTATAAGGTTCGCGTTTTTGAGGATTCGAAGGAGCGGTCTACCGCAATATCTGAGTTCCAGAACGCCGCCTACCGAGAGTGCTACGAAGCGTATAACTGAAGTATCGATTTACAAAATGCCCGCCTTGTGCGGGTTTTTTTATGCCCGGAGAAAGGTATGGCGCAGGAATCCCGTCTGGCGGTAACGATCGACTCGCGGGGCGCAAAGCGCAATGCGGATGACCTGAGCAGCTCCCTTGAGCGCATGGAGCGCGCCGGCGACTCGGCAGCATCATCGGCCGATGGCGTGAGCAGCAGCCTGGATGATCAGCGCAAAGAGCTCTCTCAGCTGCTGGGTCAGATCAACCCAACTGTTGCCGCGCTTGGTCGCCTGGACGACATGCAGGAGAAGCTGGCTAAGTACAAGAAGGCCGGCATCGTCGAGAGCGACACCTTCGTCGAGTACACCCAGCGCATCAAAGATATGCGCGAAGGCATCGGCCAGGCCTCGGAAGGCATGAACAAGGCCGGTATGTCGGCAAAAGCCTATCAAGCGGCGTTGCGCGGCGTGCCAGCGCAGTTCACCGACATTGCCGTCAGCCTGCAGGGCGGCCAAGCCCCGCTGACGGTATTCCTGCAGCAGGGCGGCCAGCTCAAAGACATGTTCGGCGGTATCGGGCCTGCCGCCAAGGCCCTGGGCGGCTATGTGCTCGGCTTGGTAAACCCGTTCACCGTTGCTGCAGCCGCCGCTGGCGCCCTGGCGCTTGCCTACTACAAAGGCTCTGAGCAGTCCGACGCTCTGCGCAACAGTCTGATCCTGACCGGTAACTTCTCGAAGGCATCCGAAGCGCAGCTGATCAGCCTAGCAGAGTCGGCAGACCAGGTGACGGGCACGTTTGGACAAGCTGCAGGTGCACTGGCCCAGCTAACTGCTGCCGGCGAGAACACGACTGGAAACTTCAAGCTGATCACGACGACGGCTGTGGAGATGCAGCGCGTCACGGGCAAAGCGATAGAGGAAACGGTTGCTGAGTTCATCAAGCTTGGCAAGGATCCTGTCGCGGGCATCGTTGAACTGGATGAGAAATACCGGTTCTTGACCGCTTCGGTGTATGCCCAGATCAAGGCCTTGTCTGACCAGGGCAATGCTGTTGGCGCTGCTGACTTGGCGGAGCGGACCTATGCAGAGGCAATGGGGCAGCGAACCTCGAAGATCCGCGAAAATCTCGGAAGCATTGAGCGTGGCTGGCTCAACATCAAGGATGCCACCAACGAGGTCCTTGATGCCTTTGCAAGCATCGGTCGGAAGAGTGTCGAGAGCGAAGACAAAGCCATCACAAGGCTTCAGCAAAAGATTGCTTATCTCCAGAGCACGCTTGGCACAGAAATTGAGGATAACGACGCAAAGGAAAGGATTTCCAGTCTGCAGGCTGAGCTCAAGCAGCGCCAGGGCATCCAGCAAACCAACGCGAAAACCCTGGAAGAGGAGGAGAAGCGGCGCCGCATCCAGGAAGAAGGCCGAAAAGGCTTGCAGGACCTAGACACGACTTACAAGAGCTCTCTCACTCAAACTCAGCGGCTCAACAAGGAACTGGCCGACCTCGACAAGGCGCGCGCCAAGGCCTTGGCTGCCGGCGTGTTCACTGCGACCGAGGAGACGAAGTACGCCCAGTCGCGCAAGAACATCGAGAAAGAGATTACCGACATCAAGGAGCGAGAGGCGAAGAAGAACACGCCGAAGGGCGCCAACAAAGGCGTGTCTGAAGCTGAAACCACGTTCGCCCGCCTGTACAGCCAATATGACCCCGCGGCCCAAGCAGCGCGCACGCTGACCAAGGAGCAGGGCCAGCTGGATCTCGCCTTGAGCAAAGGCAAGATCAGCCAGGAGGAATATGGCAAGGCGCTGGCCCAGGCCTCCATCAACTATGCCGCCGCCATAAAGGGCGCCCAAGGACTGACCCAGGCCGAGCAATACCGGGCGCAGCTTGAACGGCAGCTGGCAGGGCAGCGCAGCGAGTACAGCATCGCGGCAGCCGGCGTCGGCATGGGCGATCAGCAGACGCAGCGCATGCAGCAGCGCGTGCAGTTGGAGCAGCAGACCAACGACCGCATTCTGCAACTGCGCACCGAACTGGCCAATGCCACGACGGAGAAGCAGCGGCAGGACCTGCAGGCGCAGATCGACCTTGAGCAGGAATACCTGCCCAAGCGCCTGGCTGCACTGCAAACGGGCTTCGCCCAGTACGATGCAGCCATCTCCAGCCCGCTCAATGGGTGGAATGCGGCTTTGGCCAACTTCCAGGTGAGCGCAGCAAACGTGGCCGGGCAGACGCAGGCCTTGTTCAGCGGAGCGTTCGGCAGCATCCAGTCAAGTGTCGGCAGTGCTTTCGAGAGCATGGCCCTGGACGGCCAGACCTTCGGCGAATCGGTCTCGAATATCACCCGAAGCTTGTTCGGCAGCGTCATCAATTCGCTGGGCCAGATGGCTGCTCAGTGGGGCGTGAACCAGGCAATGCAGCTGGTGTTCGGGCAGACATCGGCGGCGGTAGCAGCCCAGCAGATCGCCCAGGTAGGCGCTGTGACGGCGGCAGAGACATCTGGTGCGGCCGCCGTGGCCACTGCCAAGGTCGCTGCCGATGGCGTAGCTACCGCTTCAAGCCTTGCCTCAACCGCTACCACCACTGCTGCACAAACGGCTGCGGCTGGCACCACCTTAGCGGCATGGCTGCCAGCAGCTCTGGTTGCCTCCATCGGGTCCTTTGGTGCGGCCGCAGTGGTTGGCGGAACAGCGCTTCTGGCGGCGTTCGCGCTCATCAAGGGCTTCGAGTCTGGCGGCTACACCGGTGGTGGCGGGCGCAAGCAGGTCGCTGGGGTGGTGCACGGACAGGAATTTGTGGTTAACGCTGAAGGCACGAAGCGCAATCGGGCTCTCCTTGAGGCAATCAACGCTGGAGAGCGGGTTTCGGTAGCTGGTAGTGGCGGCTCCATGGTCTCAACCAAGGCCTCCGGCGGCACCCAGGTGCCTGTCACAACTCAGACAAGCGTCACCGTTAACCTGATCGAAGATCGCTCCCGAGCCGGCACAGTCGACCAGCGCACCGCTGAAAACGGCCAGCTTGAGATCGACGCCTTCGTCGCTGACATCTGGGGCGGTGGTGAGCGGGCCCAGGCCATCGAAGCGGCCTTCGGCCTGTCGCGCAACCCAACGTAAGGAAAGCCCATGACCACTGAAACGGAAGAGGCCGAATCCGGGCCGGGCGCACCTGTGCCCGACCCTGTCGTCCCGCCTGATGAGAAAGAGCTCCTGCTGCAACGGCGCCTTGCGCGCATCGAGGAAGCGCTGGGCCTCAGCCCTCTCACCTAAAACGAACCTCAGCTGAGGAATGGCAATGATTCAATACCCGGCAGAATTGCCACTTCCTCTGCAGGAGGGGTATGGCCTGAGCACGGTTGATCCGATGCGGGCTACCCAGATGGCCACTGGGCGCACGCGCTACCGGATCAGGCACCGATATGTTCCAACTGAGGTGAAGGTGAACTTCAACTTCAGCGAAGAAGAGGCCGCGCAGTTCGAAGGCTGGTACGTCTGGGCCATCAACAACGGCTTCGACTGGTTCGAAATGCCATTGCAGACGCCGATCGGGTTCAAGACCTACATCGCGCACTTCAAGGGCATCTACCAGGGGCCGGACCTGACTCAGATCAGTCGCTGGCGGTATTCGGCCGTGATGCAGCTGAAAGAGCGCCCCGTGCTGACTGAAGACCAGTACATCGGCGTGTCGGTCGGCATGCCGCTCGACCAGTTCAACACCCAGCTCTCTGGCAGCCTGGACAAGTGGTACACGAGGTACTTCGGATGAGCCTGATCGAAGAGTGCTACGCCTCTGGCCGCGGCGAGCTGGTCGACACTATCGAGGCGCGGGAGGAGGGCGGCACCGTCTCCCACCTCTACTGCTCGGGCTGGGAAGACCGGGTGTGCACCACGGAGGATGGCCGCACGCTCACCTTCATAGCGATGGCCATGGACTTGGCCCTGCCGAAGAACGACAACAGCGCGTTCCAGAACCTGGTGCTCGGCCTGGACAACGTGACCGGCGAGGTCCAGGAGGTCGTGGAGGCGGCCAAAGCGGCTGACAAGCGCTTCATCATCACCTTCCGGCGTTACCTGGCCGAGGATCTGTCATTCCCGAGCGAGCGGTACCGCATGACGCTGCTCAGCCGGGAATATGAGGACGACGTGGCAAAGCTCACCTGTGGGCTCATGGACCTACTCAACACCAACGGCATGCGTGAGTTCCTCACCGCAACAAAAGCCCCCGGCCTGAAGTACATCTGATCATGATCGATAAATTCATGCGCGCCCCGTATCGCGAGGGTGCACGGGGGCCTATTGCCTTCGATTGCTGGGGGCTGTGCATCGCGGTGCGCCATCAGGTGTTCGGGCTGCCGCTTCTGCCCAGCCTTGGCGCCGTGGGCAAGGACAAGCTCAGGGCCAACACTGCCGCCTACCACGACCTTCGTCATGGCATGGAGGAGTGCACCCCGGAGCCTGGCGCTATCGCCGCCGTATTCCGCGGCGCGCTGTGCCTGCATGTCGGCGTCGTAGTCGAGAGCGAAGGGCGCCTGAAGGTGCTGGACACAAACCCCGGGGGCGCCTGCCTCCGGACAACCGGCGAGTTCGAAGCCGCTCAACCCAAGGTGGTGTATTACCGTGACCGTCGAGTTCTACCCGAACAAGCTGAGTGATACAGCGCCGCTCGGCACCTGGAAGACCGACCGCCGCATGTCGATCGAGGAATGGCTGAAGGCCCTGGCTCCGTCGTATGAGCGCCGGGAAAGCCCACCGATCAGCGTTGTCCTCAACGATGAGGTGATCGAACAGCACCTGTGGCACAAGGTGAAATTCAAGCCGTCTGACCTGCTCCAGATCTACCGCGAGCCGAAAGGCACCGACCCTTTCTCGATCACCTTCGCCCTGTTCAAGGGCGCCAAGGCAGTGCTCAAGGCGATCATGCCAAAGATGCCTGGCATGCCATCCAGCGCCGGCACCCAGCAGGGCGACCCCCTGATGGATGCCAGCGCCAAGGGCAACAAGGTCAAGCTGGGCGACCCGGTGCGGCAGATCGCCGGGCACCAGCGCACCTATGGCTCCTACTTGGCTCAGCCCCGTAGCGCGCATGTCGCGCCGCGTGACCTGCGCGTGGAGATGCTGCTGTATATCGGTGAGGGCGAGTACGACATTCCGCTGGCGAAGGTGAAGGTTGGCGAAACCCCGCTTATTTCTCTGGGCGCGGACGCAACCTTCACCATCTATCCGCCGGGCGCCGATTTGTCCGCCGATCCGGCACACATCAACTGGTTCAATGCGCCTGAGGTGGGAGCCAGTTCCAGCGGCTCTGCGGGCCTGGAATTGACCGTGGCGACCGACATTACCCGGTCCGCCACAGCGTCGGCGTATCAGTTCGCTGGAGAAACGATCAGCGTGCCGGCCGGATCCGGCCAGTTCCCGGCCGACTGGTCGAACGGCATCATCATTCGCGTTCTCGCCCCATACACCTACACCGTGATTGACGGCGGAGCTGGTCGTGACATCGTTCGCGGTCCGCTGGAAATGCTGAACCCAGCCCCTGGCATGCTGATCGAGGTGGCAGGGGCGAACGCCGGTCTGTATGTGGTGCACAGCTACACGCCATACAGTCCTGCAGTGCCGGCCAACCCTGGCACGGCATCGATGCTGACCGGTTCAGCGGCGCCAACCCGGTACGACTTCAACGTCACCCCGCTGAGCTTCACCTTGTTCCGCGGCGCGACTAGCTACCCGATTACGCTGAACACCGCGACGACCAACCTGTCCGGGCTGGTCTCTGCGCTCAATACGCAGTTCAGCGGTAAGCCGTTCCAGGCGCAAGTGAGCGGCAGTGTGCTGCGCATTGTCGAGCTGACACCGTTCGCCGGCCAGGCCATCACCGCAACCGGCTCGACCACTATCTTGGGAGCCTCGCCAGTGGGCGTCACCGGCACGGCCACCACCAGTGCCATCCCGGAGCAGCCAGCCGAGATGACTCTGGACTACGACGGCGGCTCGCCAGTGGTCGGCTTGGCGTTGGGTCAGGGCCTGGCAACCATAGGCCCGCGTGGCCTGCGGTACCGGATCACAGCCTTCAGTACCAGTCTGATCGAGGTCGAACGCCTGACCTCGTCAGGGGCTGCCGACACCGGGTGGCCAGGCTTCAACGCCATGCAGACGGTGAATGGCCTGATCACGCTGGACCCCTCGAACCTGCAGGGTGGATATCGCGGGCCATTTGCCTTGTGCCCTGAAGGGGAGAAGATTACAGACATCGAATGGACAGTCACTTTCGCGAACGGATTATGCGGAATAGGTCGTGAAGGTCAGATTTATGAAGTTACCGCCTATCACGTATTCGAATATCGCGATATGGACGTCGCGGGCGAATGGACTGTGATCGAGAAGGCCCACACGGGCGGATCTCTCGATGCTCAGGGCTTCACCAATCGCACGACTGCCCCATACCCAATGCGTGCCGAGGGCAGGATTCGGGAGCTTTACGTTGACCGACCCGGTCGCGTTAACGAGGAAGCCCGGGATGACGCGACCTGGACGGCGCTGCGTGGGCGAATGCAAAACTCACCCACAAGCTACCCAGGCCTTACGGTGATGACCTGCAGTATCCGGGGCGGCGACCGCCTTTCTGCGCAGTCGGAAAGCCAGATCAGTGTCGAGGCAACCCGAATCCTGCCGTTGATGGAGGGCGGCACCGGACCAACCCGCGACATCGTGCCGTACTGCATCTACCAGCTGAAGCAGCGCGGGTACACGGATGATGACCTGGACCTACCCGAGTGGCAGGCCTTCCATGAGATCTGCGTGTCCCGTGGCGACACGTACGATGAGACGCTGGATGCGACGATCACGGTCAAGGACATGATCAACAATGCGCTGGCGTGCAGCTTCGGTGAACTGGTGACCTTCCGTGGCCTATTGCGCCCGGTTCGTGACAGTGCCCGGGCCGCGTTCGACGTGACCTACGGCCCGAAGACGCAGACCTACTCGCCACAGAACATGACCAAGATGCTGAAGATCAGCGGCGCGATGCCGTCGATCAACGATTTCGACGGCGTGGACGTGGAGTATTTCTCGCGCACAACTTGGGCCTGGGAGACGGTCGAATGTCGATGGCCGGGCGACCTGGGCACCAAGGTCGAGAAGATCAAAATGCCCGGCATCAGTGACAGGATAAGGGCCTGGCGTATCGGCATGCGCCGGCGCGGCCACCAGAAGTTCCGCACCGACATCTACACCTGGGAGACCGAGATGGATGGCAGTAACAGCGGCTACCTGAGCTTTGCAGCCGTTGCAGATGACGCGCCGAAGCGGTGCCAGAGCGCGATCCTGCTGGGCTTCGCTGTCACGGGATCCGGAACCCTGCTGCAGTCCTCAGAGCCGCTGGACTTCAGCGCGGGCGGCGAGCACCTGATAGGCGTGCGCAAGCTGGATGGCACGCTATCAGGACCGTTCACGGCGACGCAGGTCGACGAGTACACCGCCAGGGTCGACGCGCTCGACTTCACGCCGGTGGTCGACGGCCCGCTTGAGCCGCCGCACATCCTGTTCGGCCCGGCTGCCCGGTGGGCGTACCCAACCCTGATCACCAGCTCAGACCCAGCCAACGGCAACGTCGCCATGAAGGGCATGCCCTACGACGCCCGCGTTTACACCTACGACGACCAGTCGC